AAAAGAAGAATGGTGGTAATGATGGTATTGTAAAAAAAGCAATGGACACAGTTAAGAATATTTTTACTGAAGAAGAATTTGACGAAGCAGCGGGTGAAAAAGATGCTTGCTACCACAAAGTCAAAGCACGTTATAAAGTATGGCCAAGTGCTTATGCCAGTGCCGCACTATCAAAGTGCCGTAAGGTAGGCGCTGACAACTGGGGCAACAAGAGTAAAAAGTAATGCGTATTAATGAAGTAGTACATACTATTAGCGAAAACGTTGATGATTTGTATAACATCATTGACGACTTAAATGCTGATGACGTAGGTGAAGAGCGCAGTGGTCAGTATGTACTAAAGTACGAAGGGTTTTCTGATTGGTGCCAACAAGACGCCGCAGAACGTTGTGAATTACCTGACGGTGACCCACGCAAATTGAATGCCTACGAAGATGTATACGATGAAGTAATCGATGGCTGGAACAAAGAAATGGGTAGTGAGCCTATTGATACTGGTTTTAGCGGAGATGAGGAATATCCTGTACAGTGGGCAATTTACGATACAAGTGTAAGTGAAGATTTACGCAAATGGTTTAAACAAAAATGGGTACGCTTTGGCCCAGATGGTAAAATTGATGGTCCTTGTGCTAGAGGTTCTAGCAAGGAGGGTAAGCCAAAATGTTTACCACAAAAGAAAGCACATTCCCTTGGAAAAAAAGGTAGAGCGAGTGCCGCAAGACGAAAACGTAGAGAAGACCCAAATCCAGATCGTCGCGGAAAGGCTAAGAACGTAAACACAAAAAAGAAGTAATCTATTACGGGGGATAGTAATATGGCACAAACAGAATACAAACCAACAACATGTAAAAATTGCGGACACTACAGTCATTGTAATGATTCGCTATGGCGTGATGAAAAAGACTATGATGGTCGCGAATATCAAATAAAAGTTTGCGAGCATTGTCGCTGTGAGGAGTGTGCGGGCCAGTAAGCCGCACCAGTGCTATGTTAAAAGTTTACCACGTAGTAGACAGCAACGGTAATACCGTCACCACTGTATATTCATACGAAGAAGCATATGAGTGTATACAACAATTATTTGTCGTTAACCCCCAAGAACATCACACAATAGAGGAAATAGAGCAAAGCGTTGTAAAGCCAGGCTTTGGTCGTGATCCTGATTTACACTAGTTATAACTGTATCTGGATAAATACTAATAACGAACAGACTGTTCGTTCAAATATATTTGAAGGAGTCATAAAATGGCATATACAGTTACTCAAACATTGACAGCATCTGATGCAGCTGCATCTTACGCTGATATTGATGCGTGGACCGCTGTTCACGGTTGGTGTGCGACAAACGCAACTAACGCTGTGACAGCAGAACACACAACAAGTGCTACATTGACATTAAATGCTGATGGCAGAAGTGTCACTAGAACTTTTGTTTATGAAAACGAAGCCGCTCGTACAGCTCATGTTGCTGCAATGGGTACAAACCCAAATGCAGATAAAGCATGGATTGTTACAAATCAATCTGCCGCTTAATTGGTAGACTGATATGGCAAAGACTAAATTCGACACAACGAAAAAAGTTTTAGAGCCCACGTTCAAGAAAACTAGCATTGGTGGCAATCATGCTATGATCAAAACTAGTACAATGAACAAAAGCAAAAGACGTAGTTATAAGAAATACAGAGGTCAAGGTAGGTAAACCAGAAAGGACAACCTAATGGCAAAGAAAAGACAAAGAGCTACTCAGGTTTCCAAGGGTACTACCCACCAAAATCCTGATAGACTTGTAAATAGAATCGCGAAACAGCAGAGGCGCGAATATATGCAAAGTGGTATGAGACAATATAATCAGTTACTAGCATATATAAAGGGTAAGAGAGTAATGTTAACTATTCCTAACCCAAACACAAATGAAACGAATAAACGTTTCATTCGTGTACCTGCTAACGAGGTGTGGAAAACAGTAAGAAGAAGATAACATGAGAGCAAGTGAATTTAGAAGTGTAGAACTATTGAGAGAAGGTGCACTAACTCATAGCGAGTTAGGTAAGCATTACGGTAGATATATCGGAATGTTTATTGACAAAATAAACAATGGTGAACCTTTTGAAGTCATTAATCCAGAAAAAAGAGTGGAACTGGGCGATCAGGTAATTTTAGATACTAGTGGTGTTAGAGCAATACTACAAGCGTATTTTGGCCAAAATAAAATTCCTGATGCTGATAGTATCACTGCTGACGGTGCTGGTAAAATCATACCTCAAGCCGATCCAAATAAAGTGATTATAAAAACACAGTCAGGCGGTGAAGTTACCATTGGTCAACTTCGTAAACCGCCTGAATTTGGAAGTGCTAAAGGATTTAATACCGGGCAGATAGCAGAAGGAGCATTAGGCGCCGCTGTTACTGCTAGATTCATTAAACGTGAAAATGAAGTTACTCCGGCTGATGTAATGAATGTACTTAGAGAACTTGGTGCTGGTAAAGAATCAGGTAAAAATTTACAGGCAAATTATCAGGGAAAAAGTGCTAATGATACTGTTTATTTTAACCTAATATTACCCAAAGGAGATTACAACGCATTGTTTGGCGGAGTATCAAAAGGTAAACTACATCCAGATATGCAAGGTGTTATCAACAGTGCGGCGCAGTATGCTAATAGTCAAGCAGTTACAGAAGCAGTAAATAAAATTATCAAAGATAAAAAATCAAACAGTGTTACAGTAAACAGTGACGGTGCTAGTGATCAAACTGGTACAAAAGCAGATTTATTCCTGGAAATTGACGGTACTACAGTTAACCTATTAAGTCTCAAGGCTGGTAGTGTTAAACAGTTTGGTCAAGGTAGTGGATACACATACGATAAACTGGATGATTTTTTCAACAAAACATTTGGTGTTAGAGTTCCAGAACAATATCAAGATGAACTAGATGGTAAAGAACCCAAGGAAGCATTTAAAATTATTCATGAGGTTTATGCCAGTGTGGCCCAGAAAATACAAACTGAACTTGCTGGAAATAACGATGAAGTTGAAGCACGTTTTGTAGAAAGACTACACAAAGGTATCAATTTCCATGCTACCAGAGGTGAAGACGATGTTACAATGGTAGTGCTTAAAAATACACCTAATGCTCCTGGATTTAAAGAACTACAGTTTGGGCAAGCATTAAGAGACGCTATGGAAAATGTTGATTTGGACGTTGACTATAAAACTCCAGGTACTGGAACAGCGATGATTAGCGTATATGGTATTCCTCTTGGTGAAGGCGGAAGCAGACAAGAACTTGTACGCACCCGAGGCAACTTTAAAAGTGAAGGCAAGGGTTATGTGCGTAACATTGTTGAGATGGGACCACTACTACAAACACTTGCTACTATAGAACGCAAACAACAGGAACAAAAATAATGTGGGAAATGATTGAAAGAATGGCGACAGACAGACTGTGGATTTATACAGGTATTGCTGGTAGTTTATTTGGCGCCGCATTCTTGTTTTGGTTTAAAGATACAAAAATGGCTATCTGGGCAGTTGGCAAGTTTGACAACTTTCTGGAGTACCTAGCCGTTCGTTGGGGTTGGACTTGGTTACAAAATGATCCAGATGCTTGGAGAAAAAAATATCCACATGTAACTAAAAAGATTGACGAACTAGAACAGCGTATAAAGAAGTTAGAGCGTTGACTCTAAGGGAAAGATGGCAACGGTTCAAAAATTGGTGGACAATAGATCATGTTGTTGATCTTTGTGTTGATGCCATATTGCTATTATGGGAAGTAATTAGTAGTCCAGTCTTAATAGCAGTTAGAATAATCCGACATTTTATAGGCGATTGGTTTACCAATGGTATAAAGCGTTTACTAAAAGCAATAGCACACTGGTTTGCTCGCAAGCGAGAATATCGCAAAGCACACGGGCATGGTATATTTAGAACATACTGGTGGCTAATACTGCTAAGTCCTTTTATCTTGTTAATACTACTAATACTAATTGCTTTCATAACAGGTTTCGCAGAAGGTCTTCCAGAAATGCTGGAACTACTCATACGAGGATGTCAACCAGGTGACGAATACTGGTGTAATATAAGTTAAAGATGAACTCAATAACTCTGGTGTGTACTCGCAGTGCTATAAACGCTAGTGCACTTACATACATGATTAATCAAAGTCCTGATTACTACAATGTCAGCCATAACAACCTATGGCTAAATGAAATCAGTGACAGATTTGGAACTGCTCATACGCTAAATGATTGGTGGAATATTCCTTTATCATTAACAGCATATAACAAAGACATAAGAAATGCTAACGTTCTTACCTTACAACAATTAGAACATTTATCGGACAACATACAGGACCTTAACCTTGGTAAGGACATAGCATTGTTTACCCATGCTACTAATCACAGTATGATATCTGAATGGACACAGGTAAATAATTTACCTGTCCGTGTAGTTACTACTAACATGGGCACAGATAGTCATTACTTTGTTACAAGTTGGTTGCGTAGAGAATATAACCAGATTATGAACGATTGGCAAGATCAGGAAAGTGCCTGGCGACAGTTAGTTAATAATCGTACAGTACAGGACAGTCAGTGGGCTAGCAAACAAACATTAAATATGTATGATTGGTTGATAGATCCACAAGTTATGTACAACAAATTAAATATAAAATCCAATAACAGTATTGATATCTGGCTTAACGAATATCTAGACAAGAATGGTATTTCAATACACTTTGATCCTGACCAATGCTGGAAGGAACTAGGAGACATAACTAAACTACAAACTATGTTGTGGTTAGTCAACAATTTAATGAAAGAAAAGATTGACATAAACACTGCTCAGTTGTATGCTTATGAACTGTACAACAATCATGTACAGAACAAACAAGCACATTACACTGAACTAGATACAATGTCCAGGCAAAATCTAGGCTTGACAACTCATTGATTTCATTGTATATTATATACACTAATAACTTAGGAGAAACAAATGACAACATTCTCACCAGAAGACGTCAATAAACTTAAAACACTTGTTACTGAAGGTATTCATGTAACACAAGAAGTAGAAACACTTAGAGAAGGCTTGCGTGACACAGTAAAGGCTATCGCTGAAGAAATGGGTATTAAACCCGCAGTACTAAACAAGGCAATTCGCATTGCTTACAAACAGGAAATGGGTAAAGCTCGTGAAGAGTTTGACGAACTAGAAACTATTCTAGAGAGTGTTGGACGTGGCAGTTGAACAAGGCCGTAGAGTTTTGGGTAAGTAGTTATCGCAGTGATAAAACTGCCTTTTACCTTGAACTAGTTAGTTTCGTATTCACGGTGGGTGCTAGTTTAACACTAGCACTCAACGCCGACGCACCAGATATGCGTGTTGTATATCCGGGATTTTTTATTGGATCGATTACCGCCGTACTGGCTTATAAACGTAGACGTCTGGTATGGCCGTTCTTGTTGACAATGTACTTTGGTTTTGTCAATGTATTGGGATTTGGAAAGGCAATGGGTTGGTGGTAGACTTTAACAAATATGGATGCCTAACTCCCTGGCATGAAATGTACATACAGCCTACAGGAAAAATTAAATCATGCTGTGCAGCTTTTACTGACACAGAGTTTACTTCTGAAAAAAGCATGGCAGAAAATTTTAACCATGAGCATTATCGCTCAATGCGTCGTGACATGATAGCAGGGTTGCCTCCAAAAGGTTGTGCTGGTTGTTACGAAAAAGAAGAACAGTTTGGATATAGTCTAAGACTTTACCGAAATAGTAATAGATATCTAGATAAACTAGGAACAATAGATAAAGATGACCAACTATTATTTGATCTAGATGCTTATAAACAAACTTTTACAGAGATTCAAGACCCAAAACAATTAAAAGTACTTAAAATAGATTTTAGCAACGGATGTAATCTTAGATGTCCTATGTGTAGTCCTAGAAAAAGCACAAGTTGGTTCAAGGACAAACTGGCTATGGATGCTGAAGGATTGTTGGATAATATAACATTACCGGGCAGACCTGGTTTCACTTATACGCCATTTAGTCAAATAAAAGCACCATTAACCACAGAATTGATGGAAGAATACAGTAGAACGATACCCACAGAATGGATAGATGAAAATTTGGAGATACTACTTAATCTTTCCTCTATAGAAGTAAGTGGCGGCGAGCCATTTTTCCATCCACAATTTTTATATTTACTAGATAAACTAATCGAAGCAGAATGGAAGGGTACTCTTAGAATTATTACTAATCTTACTCTCATAACATCAAAACATATAACTAAACTAACTCACTTTAAACAAGTAAACATTATTGCTAGTATTGATGCGTGTGGTAAACTACACGAGTACATTAGACCAAGTGTTCCTGTTGGTAAGTACAACTGGAAAGATATAGAAAACACCATAATTAGTCTTAATACCATGAATAATCTTAGTTTAAATTTAAATTTTGTCAGTCAAGCACTTAACTTTTATAATACAGAAGAATGGTTTGCGTTTCTAGAGCGAATAGGTATTAGAAAAGGAAATGGGTTTAACGTATTATCAAAACCCCAATGGTTAAGAACTAATGTTTTTCCAGACCAAGACGAGAAAAAGAAACTTGCGCTAAAACTAACAGACAGATATAATGGTACGCCATATGAAGATGCGGTAAAAATATTCAGCAATCAATTTAACCAACCTCACAACCCAGATGATTGGAGAGCATTTTGTATCTACATGAATTTCCTTGACAGACAACGGAAAACCAGTATAATGGATTATATTCCTGAATTCGAAAGGCACTGGATCTATGAATAAACCCTATCAATGGCTGGCTTGGATAGCAACAGTGGTACTTGTTAGTGCTGCTAGTCTAGCCAGTTTTGTACCAGAATGGCATTGGCATCACTGGGCATTTATCCTGGGTAACGCTCTTTGGATAGCAGTTGGTTATCTGTGGAAAGAGAACAGCCTACTCTGGTTAAATATTTTACTTACAGTTATATATGTGGCAGGACTAATATATTGAGTTATGTAGACGGTTTCCTCGACAAGGAAAGAGACATTATACACATTGTTGAGCGTGTTAATGGTGTTCGCGAGTATCGCGAATATCCTGCTCGCTATACATTTTATTATCCAGATCCACGAGGCAAATACACTAGTATATTTGGTGATAAACTAGAGCGTGTAGTTTGTAACAGTGGCAAAAAGTTTAACACAGAAAAGAAAATTCACGGACACAAAAAGTTGTTTGAAAGTGATGTGAATCCTGTATTCCGTTGTTTTGCTGACAACTACATGGATAAAGACGCACCAGAACTAAACATTGCGTTTTTTGATATTGAGGTTGATTTTAACAAGGATTTAGGGTTTGCTGATCCAGATGATCCGTTTAATCCTATCACAGCAGTCGCAGTACACTTAAACTGGTTACAGCGAACAATCTGTTTAGCCGTGGCTCCAAAAACACTCTCAAAAGAACAAGCAGAAGAAATTTGTGCTAAGTTTCCTGATACTTTGCTTATGGAAAGTGAAGTTGACTTGCTCAACACATTCCTAGAGATTATTGATGACGCAGATGTACTCAGTGGCTGGAACAGTGAGGGTTTTGATATTCCCTACATGGTTAATCGTGTAGAGCGTGTACTTAGCCGCAGTCATACTCGTAAGTTTTGCTTGTGGCAGAGATTTCCTAAAAAGAAAACTATTACAAAATATGGCAAGGAAAGCGAGACGTATGAACTATTTGGGCGTGTACACCTAGATTATCTGGAACTGTATCGCAAGTATACATATCATGAAATGCACAGTTACGCTCTGGATGCTATTGGTGAATACGAATTGGGCGATCGCAAATTGGCATACGAGGGTACACTGGATCAACTATACAACAATGACTTTGAAACGTTTATTGCCTATAACAGACAGGACGTTGAGTTACTTGTGCGATTGGATAAGAAACTACAGTTTATTGATTTGGCAAACGTACTGGCACACTCCAACACAGTATTACTACAAACAACAATGGGTGCGGTAGCACAAACAGACATGGCTATTATCAATGAAGCACATAGCCGTGGACTAATTGTTCCTGATAAAAAACGAGACAGTGAAAAGCCTATACAAGCCGCTGGTGCTTATGTTGCTACACCTAAAAAAGGAATGCATCAGTGGATTGGTAGTATTGACTTGAACAGTCTGTATCCTAGTATCTTGCGTAGTTGTAACATGAGTACTGAAACTATTATTGGGCAGATACGTCATACTATTACTCGTCCAATGATTGAAAGTTTCAACTATGAGATTGCCAAAGCATGGGAAGGAAAGTTTGCCTGTAGCGAATACGATCTTGTAATGGAAAAAGATAAATCAGAACTACTGGTTGTTGACTTTGAAGATGGTAAAAGTTTTGACATGAGTGGTGCTGAGATATACGAACTTGTCTTTAACAGCGGCCAGCCTTGGATATTAACAGCAAATGGCACTATCTTTACATACGACAAAAAAGGTATTGTGCCTGGTTTGCTAGAGCGTTGGTATGCTGAACGTAAAGAACTACAAGCAAAGGCTCGTGAAAGTAGAGACGATAAAGAACAGTTTGCGTTCTGGGATAAGCGACAACTTGTTAAAAAGATTAACTTAAACAGTTTGTATGGCGCCCTACTTAATCCAGGCAGTCGCTTCTTTGATGAACGACTAGGACAGAGTACTACACTAACTGGTAGATGTATTGCCAAACACATGGCTGGTAAACTTAATGAAGTTATCACAGGCGAATACGATCACATGGGCAAGGCTATTGTTTATGGTGATACTGACTCTACTTACTTTAGTGCGTACCCAGTACTTAAATCTCAGATTGATGCTGGTGAAGTTAAATGGGACAAAGATACAATTATTGGATACTATGATGCTGTATGTGAAGAAGTAAACAAAACATTCAGCGCATATATGAATCGATCCTTCCACACAACATACGAACTAGGCGAGATCATTGCCGCAGGACGTGAAGTTGTAGGTGAGAGTGGATTGTTTATTACAAAGAAACGTTATGCTATTCTAGTATTTGACCTGGAAGGAAAACGTGAAGATGCGGACGGTAAACCAGGCAAGATTAAGGCTATGGGCCTTGACTTGAAGCGAAGCGACACCCCCGACTATATGCAAAAGTTTCTTGAAGAAGTACTAATGATGGTACTAACTGGTAGCACAGAGCATGATGTTATAGATCGTGTTATTGAGTTTCGTAAAGAGTTCAGGGATAGACCAAGTTGGGAAAAAGGCACACCTAAACGTGTAAACAACTTAACTAGACACACAGCAGTATTTGAAAAGACTGGAAAGTGTGGCATTGGACATGTTATGGCGGCTATTAACTGGAATCGTTCTAAGAAAATGTACAGTGATCAATACAGTATTGATATTGTAGATGGTATGAAAACTATTGTTTGTAAACTAAAAAGCAATCCAATGGGCTTTACTAGTATTGGTTATCCTACAGACGAGTTGCGTATTCCTGATTGGTTTAAGCAAATGCCGTTTGATGATGAAGCCATGGAAGACGCTATTATTGGTAAAAAAATAAATAACTTACTAGGAGAACTTGACTGGGATTTAAGTGCGGCAGAAGCCAAGACTACATTTAACGATCTATTTGAATTCTAATGAGTAAAAATGTAAGTTATGAAACTACTACAGTCTGTAGTCTGGCATGCCCAGGATGTCAACGTATGACAAAAGAAAAATATAAATCAGACTGGGACAAAGGAGATATTCCTGTTGATATATTTGAAAAAAGTCTGATAGGATTAGATCCAAAAATTTCACAAGTAAACTTAACAGGCTGTTATGGTGATGCCATTTACCATAAACAGTTTTTAGACATCCTGGATGCTGTAATCAACAGCGGATTGTACTGGATGATAACAACGTGTGGAGCAAATCGCCCACCAAGTTTTTGGGATAATGTGGCTACTCGAGACTTATCTCGAGCAAGGTGGATTTTTAGTATTGATGGACTAGCGGATACCAATCACATATATCGAAAAAATGCTCGTTGGGAAACCATAGATTATGCTGTAAGAGTAATCACAGGAATGGATAAAAAACCAAGACGTATTGAATGGAAATATATTGTCTTTCCATACAATGAGCATCAAGTAGAGCAAGCCAAACAACAAGCCAAAGAGTGGAATGTAGACTTTTTTGATCCTGTAAAAAGTGATAGATCAAATTTACTATACCAATATTTGCCCATAGCGGAGCAAGAATTATATGCCTGGGAATAAGTTAAATCCAAGATGCCAGAGAACGAATCGGCAAGATATATTTGTTGATGCAGACGGACAGTGGAAACCTTGTACCTATGTACAAAGTTCACAACTATGGTATGTTATGAGAGATTGGTTTATTCAGCAAGGATTTGATCCTGATCAACATAATGTACGCAATATGACATTCCAGGAATACAAAGATAGCGACGCATTTAAAGCATTACACAAAAGTTTTAGCCAGGAAAACTATCCAAAGTGCTGTTTAAATGAGTGTGGGACTAATGCCTGGTCCAGCGATAATGATGTAGACAAATGGTCACCATATAAAAAATAATAAAAAATTATAACCCGTTGATTTTAAAGCGAACTTTTGTTCGCTTTTTTGTTGACTTTTTAACCAATATGTCTTACAATAAGGTATAGTTAGAAAAAAGGAGCAACTAATGAAAAAGTTTGTAATTACCGCAACTATGAAAAACGGTGACAAATGGGAAACTGTCCGTGGTACTTTTAAAGGCATGGATAGTGTTGTTCAAGATATTCTAAAAGACAAAGAAGTTGTTAAATTTACAGTGGAGGAAAAATAATGGGAATGAGTAGTTACATTTTTGATGGTGAAGAGAAGTTCTTCGATATTGTTGCTGATGCGGTTAAAAACGCAGAGCATATTACAGAAGCCTATGCGGTTGCTGAGAAGAACAAGAGTTTGGTTGCCCATTGGGGACCAGGTGAAGTTGAAGAATGTGTGGATGAGTTTTGGAATGACTTTTGGAGCAAATACGCAGGTGCTTAGACCTAGAGAAGGCGGGACGGTTACCCTTAAAGGTATCACCCGCCATGGCAAAAATCGCATTAATCAGCATGGCAACATATGGCGTGTTAAAGAGATTCGCGGTATGAAGATGTTTTTGGAAAGTCAGTTTAAAACTGAAGGTCCAAAAGATAACAAAATCTTTGATTGCCGTTGGGTAGAAATAAACAACGATCCAAACTTTGATTGGAGTTAACATGGCAAGTAAGTATAGCAAATATGGTCCACGTTATCTTAAAGTGGACTTTATGAATCTAGAAGACCATTGGGCACTTGGTACACAGTATAGCATTGCTGGCAGTAAAGGCAATGAATATACAGTAGAAATCACGCCCAAGGGTTTTACTTGTGATTGTATTGGAATGACAATGCATGGTAAATGTAAACATACCCAGAGCGTTGTAGAACGTTGGGAGAAGGCTTGTGCGTAAACTTGGTATTGACATTGAAAAGCAGGTAGACGCTATCTATGATAAGCGACATGGTGGTCCTTATGATCGTGGTGGCGCAGACAGTTATTATCGGCGTGGATTTAACCCTCACTATTTTACCGAAGGTAGTTATCACGGTGTTGAAGTCTCAAAAGAAGAGATGACAGACGCTGAAATAGCCGCTTATGAAGCAGGTTATTATGACAACGAAATTGCTGGTGACCATAAAGATTGGGGTTAAAAGTAAAAAAAGTGTTGACAGGTAAGGCGTCTTACCGTATACTATGCATATAGTTAGAAATTAGGAGATTTTAGATATGACGACAGCAACAGTGGAAATGATCCCAGGTATCATTCAAGAGGCACAGACAGCGGCGTATGAGGCTGCTGACAAGTTTTTTAAAGAAGAACTTGGTGGAGTTGATCGTTATGCTTGTGGTTTTGCTTGGGTTAACATTTATGGTGTTAAAATGAACACTAAAGTTGGTAAGGCAATGAAAGCCGCAGGCCTTAGAAAAGACTATACTGGTAGTGTTTGTATGTGGAACCCTAGTAAGTATGGATGTCAGAATGTTGACACACTAGAAGCAGGTGCCCAAGCGGCCGCTGATGTGTTTAAGAAATACGGCTTTACTGCTTATGCTGGTTCGAGGTTAGATTAATGTTAACTACATGGAAAGAAAAGGCTTGACAACCAAAGCGTCTTACCGTATAATAATGGTATAGTTAGAAAACAGGAGTTACTAATGAATACAACATTTAGCCCAGAACTTGTAGCAGTTCTC